GAAGACATCTTGAACGATACCGTCCATCGCTGGGTCAGCATCAAAAATGCTTGTAGGAAGCTTGGATTGAATCACCGAAAGTATAGTCAAGTCAACTGCGCTCATTTACTTAAAATCTTTTATTCTTTCAAAAAAGAAAAGCCTTTTTATTGAATAAATCAAATAAAAAGGCTTTTAAAGTCTTTATTTTTTACTATTATTTTTCTGCCACGCCTTCTTGTTTTTCTCCAGTAGGCTCTTGGACTTCTTCTTTAGTTTTTCCTTTAGCATCAGCCTTTGGCTTAGTCTCCTTGACTTCTTTAGCTTTTCCCGTAGATTCCGTAGGCGTTCCTTCGGTAACAACCAAAGCCCCCCGACGAATACCCTGCTTTATCATTTCCGTTTCTTCTACTTCAAAGGGTTCTGCGCCATGAATGAGCATAGGTCTTTCTTGGGTAGAATCAATATAAGAAGCCCCTGCGTCTTTTAGCTTTACAAATATTTTTGCCATAATTTTAAAATTAATATGATTAATTCAAAAAAGGGGTTTTAGAATAATTCCAAAACCCCTCAAACCTTTATTTATTCACCTTCAAATTTTTACATTGCACTACGACCACGTAAAACCGAAGTCTCAATAGGCTTAGGGTCCATGTACACAGGGAAACCACCCACTTGACCAGCAGTTTTGTTGTAAGTAATAGAATTATTAATAAGCACCACCGCATCTTGGAACATCTTAGCGAAGCCTATACGAGTCTTCAAGTAAGTAGCCGAGATACCATTTTGAACAATTCTTTCACTTTCCAAAGACATTGCTTCTACCATCAACTTGACCATAGCAGCGTTCTTATCCAAAGCTAAGATTGTATTTTCTGCAATTGCGCCATGAATCATCAAATCACCCTTTGTAGGAATGTTGGTCTTTAGCATCAACTCGCCACGAGTAGTAGGACCATCGTATCCACGGAACTCTTCTAAGTCCAAAAGGTCTAAAGCCGTTTCTTCGTCCGTCATAAGACAAGTGAAGTCACGACCCATTCTTGCACCGCGCGCCCACATTCTTGTAAGGTCACGGTAAGCCCATGCACCCGTAGTCTTAACACCAATAATAGGTGCTTCTTCGCCAGTTTGGTTGCCATTGATAGCAATAGCGATAAATAAAGCATCAAGAGCGTTATTCATGCGTACAGGCATATCCGCAAGGAACATTGACACCATATCCAAAGACACATACTTGATAACTTCGTCAGTAGTCTTTAATCCAATACCCAATTTGAAGGTGTTAACCGTCTTTTGGTCAAAGCTAAGAGAACCCATTTTCAAAGTGTCTCCTTCACCGATTACCGAAGGCATAGCATCAGCCATGTCAATAGTAGGCATCTTTGCTTCGGGCTGCGATAAAGAAACGGTGTTCGCTACAAGCCCCTCGTGCATCGAAGGCTTACGAATACCCAATTTCATAGCTTCCAAGATGATTTCTTGAATCAACCAGCGATAGCCTTGATTGTATTCGGGCTTGCTCCAAAGCTTTTCAGAAGTGATACGGGAGGGTTCAATTCCCAAACCGATTCTTAGGAAGTCATTAACGCTTTCAAAGCCATACATAGACTTTACGGCTTCCGCAAAGCTAATGTCAGTCACACCAAATTCTTCATGCGTACCATTACGCATAGAGTTTAAGCGACGACAAAGGCTTTCCATGTCATACATGACAGCACTTGAAAGTTTTGAATGAGAGTCTTGCTCACCCTTAATTTCCAAGTTCATTACTTTAGACTTGTCAAAAATTGACAACTTTTCTTTACCGTTTTTCGTAAATTCGGCAACGGCAACGGCAATCTTTTCAGCCCTTGAATCCAAAGGCAATACTTCTCTGCTCATATTCTTTTATTAAGAAAGTTCAATGATAATTTTAATTTACTTTGTTACTTTGTCCGATTATCAATGACTTAGACTTTGTGAGAAGTCGAAAGAATACCTACTTGAATGTCGGCACCAGCCGCAGCACTTGAAAGAGCCACGCCAATAGCGTATTCACCCGAAGCAGCCACCGCTACACGTACTGCAAAACCCGCTACCGAATGAATTGCCACCGCTTGACCAGCACTTACAGCAGCTTGAGCCACCGCCACAAGTTCCGCCTTGAACTCTGTCAAAACACCTACACATGGCTTACCGATATGGTCATTGTTTTTGGGAACGTGAACGATGCCAATAGGCTTATCTGCTTTAGTAGCAACAACTACTTTTGAAGTCGCATCAAGTTTTACAGGAGTACCTACGGGTGCATCAAAAGCTGCATCGCAATCGAAAGTAATGTGCAGTGATGCAATGACGTGCATTTGCTCAACCCTCGTGCGTGGCGTATTTGAATTTAGTCTTAAATTCATCTTTATAAATTTTAGAATTTTCGTTAAACAATAATATTAAAAGCCCCCACAAGGGTTAATTACTTACCACCTAAGAAAGTGTTATTTTCCCCTTGCTTCTTACGAGCCAAGTTATCAAACCCTCCCTTATAGATTTCTACTACTTCATCGTCTTCGGGGTCTTTCTCAGACACCGTAGAACGGAAGTTGATTTCCTTAGAACCACACTTGACACACTTTCCATGAAGTTCCTCCCCGAACTGAATACCGAAAGACTTTGCCAAAGACACAATCTTAGTTTCATCAGATTCCTTGAAGAGTTCGATAATCGTTTCGTCAACGTCAGCCTTCTTTGCCAATTGCAAAGCGCGATACTTGGCTTCCGCATCAGTACGAAGTTTTGTCAACTTATCTTCTTGCTTGCCTTTCAAAGCATCAAGTTCTTTCTTGAAGTCTTCATGCTCTTTGCGAAGCGTTACCAAGTCTTGACCAAAGACCACATTTTCTTTTGAATAAGAATCGAAGTCTTGACCAAAGATTTCTTTAGCCTTATCCGATACCTTTTGAAGACCCACAAGGCTTTTATTGCCTTCTAAAACGTCCTTCATTTTTTCAATGAAAACTTCTTCATTTGCAAAATCAGCTTCTGATAAGCCGAACTTTCCTAAGAAGTATTTAAAATTTCTATCCATTTTATTAGAATTTTCTTTATTGAACTCTTTATTTAAATCTTGATACGCTTTTGATAAACCTAATAAACCTTTATCAAATCCGCAAATAATTTTGTAGTTATTTGCCGTTTCGGGAGATTTTTCATTGAAGTCGTCCTTAGACAACCCCAAAGCCTTATGTATGCTTATTTGACCAAAATCTGGGTTTACTATCTTTCCGTCTTCATCAAGGAGTTTTGCATAGCCATCTGCCCCAAGATGTACCAAAGAACACTCATTGATATTGTAGATAGTCTTTACTACCCTGCGACACATTGCCCCATCCTTTTGGATAGTTCCGATATTGTCATAAAAGCCCCAACGGTCTTCAAAGGTGTGTGATGCTTCCCAATCAAATTCTATCCCTACACTCACCGAGAAGATAGCACCCATTTCAATAGACCTTGCCAACTTCAATCCCATATCATTAGTAATGTCTATTGCAAGAGTTCCATTCACACCCGAAGGGACTTTCACGTTCCCTTCAAGCATATACACGTTATCCCACCAAACTTTCTTAACCATACCCACAGCGTTCTTAACTTCCCAAGTATCATGGTCAGTATAGACGGGCTTCTTTTCAAAAAGACTTAAAGCGTCTTTCAATACACTTCCTTCGGAAAAATCACAACACTTCCAAGAGTCCGTTCCAACGATTGTTGAAGAAAGCATACGGAAGTCCGCTTCGTAGAAGTCTTCGGGTTTTAGGGCTACTGAGGGGGGAGCGTCCGAGCGCATCGGGATAGCAGTAGCTTTAGCGAATTGGGAAAGCTGAAAGCCGCCTATTGAAGACTTATCCTTTCCAATCACCATATTGAAGTTTAGGGTTTCCCTATTTCTCTTTTTCATTAATTTACAGGTTTAGGTTTATTATTCCCCCCGCCCCCGTTGTCGGGCTTAGAAGGGTCTATTTTAACAGGTGCTTCCTTAAACGCCCTATCATAATTCATTTCTTTCGCAGCTTGCGCTTGACTTATAATTCCTTCGTCACGAAGCAAGATAGTATTTTGAATATGCAGTTGACGGGCTTGTGCATCTCTTAGCTTATCCTTCGTGTTTGGTTTTTCAAACTCCACGAACAAAGATTTAATAGGGAATCCAGCCAATACAAGTTCCTTCAAGTATAAGTCTTCCAAGAAAACTACAAGACATTGCTGGTAAGCTTCAAGTTGACCAGTCCACTTCTCAAAGATTACCCTTCCAATAGCTTCCGAGGTATTGAACGGACGCCCAAAGAAAATAGGGTCTTGCTTTAGACCCGACATCTTCTTTTGGTCAATGAGTTCTACCAAAGACCTTGCAGCAGTTCCGTCACTTGTGGAGTTTTGCACATCAAATTGGTGAGCGTTCTTGAAGCCTAAAGCGATTCCATTCCGATAGCCTTCTTCAATTTGTGGCTTAATCTTATCCAAGTATCTTTCGCATCTATCATAATATAGTTGGTCAGATTCTCCTTGCTTCTTTGCTGGAGCATTAACAAGCACCGAAAGGAAACCCATGACACCGTGCTTTTTCGCCACATAGCGAAGGTTATCTACAAGGTAGTCGTCTATGTCAATATCCCTAAGAGCCGCCAAGAAAGGCGGTATGCCGTAAGGATTTTCATTGATTCTGCCTAAGCTAAGGTACTTATAAGTGAATTGGTTTAGCTTTATAGGTTCTACCGAGCCTAATTGTGCAATATTTTGGAAAGGTTCATAATCGTCTTCCTTGATGTTCCTTCTAAAGACTATGTGCTTATGCGGAACTAAGTAAACTCTCTTGACACCCTTCATATCCCTTCTTATCCCCGCTTCTGCACTTATAGCACCAAACAAAGCTAATTGAGTCAATAGGTCATTCTTTAAAGCCCACATACCGCCCCTATACCAAGTCTTTTCCGCATCGCTCATATACTCTTGGGCTTTCTTTATAACCTCTTCAGACGTGCCTTCTGCGAAGTGCAAAAGGTGAGGTCTATTGGCAAGCTTCACCACGTTTTCAGTAGCGTTTGAAACGTCACCGTTCCATATTGCCATAGTTTCAAGCGTTTCAAGTATTTCCTTTCTATACTTGGGCTTTATCTCGTGCCAAGCAGTCTTTCCTTGCAAGAAGTCCGAGACTTCCGACACGGAACTTCTGCCCGAAGAAACAGGCTGCTCGTTCACGTAAACCGTAGGCGGTCTTTTAAGTGAAAAGGGATTTGATAGTTCTATATTCGTGAAAGGAATCTTCATATTTACATAAATACTTTAAGGTATTTATCCAATATAGCCATTAAATTTATTTTACAAAATATTTTGTTTTTTCAATAAAAAATTATACATTTGTATTATTAAATAATTAAACAAAAAAGAAATGAAAATCCTATTCTTTGATACCGAAACTACTGGCTTACCCCCAAAAGGCTACAAGCTAAATAAAGACACGGTTCACCTATACCCTCACCTTGTCCAATTGGGGTATCAATTATATGAAGATGAAAGGCTTTTGGGTGAATCGGGCTTCTTAGTAAAGCCTAATGAAGACTTTGAAATAAGCCCAAGTGCTTTCAATGCTCACGGCATTTCCAAGGAAAGTATTTTGAAAGACGGGGTACACCCTGCGGAAGCCTTGCATGACTTTTTTGAAATAGTTAAAGGAATAGATGTATTGATTTGTCATAATTACTGGTTTGATTCCATGCTTATTGAAGCCGAGTGCCTAAGACTTGGGTTAGAAAACCTATTGCCTTACCGTGGTCACTTGTGTACTATGGAAGCTACTACAAGCGTCTTGAAGATTCCTTCACCTTACTATCAAGGCAAATTCAAATTCCCAAAACTTACAGAACTTCACCTGTGGCTTTTCGGGGAAGACTTTGAAGGGGCGCATAATGCTTTGAATGACGTGAAAGCTACTGTTAAATGCTATTTTGAACTTAAAAAAAGAAATTTAATATGAGTACAATAATAAGAGACGAAGCCTTATTTTGCCTTAATTGTGGCGAAAGTCACAAATTAGTCTATCCAATAGGCATCAAAGAGATGTCTAAAAAAAATAGGTCTTTTGAAACCTTGCATAAGGACTGCCTAAAAACTTGGGTAGAGCCACAAGCCGATATGTCGCAAAGTGAAGTTGACCGCATTAAGTGGTGGTTTGAGAATGGCGAAAAGGGAGCGTCTTCTAAGGCTATGATTTGGATTTGCTACGGAATAGGAAAGTCCGACACGTCACACCCTTACGACCCCGACGATTTTAATAGATGCTACAAACTTGTCAAGTTTGTTCCCGAAATAAAGCAACGCTTTCATTTTCTTAAAGAAGTAGGCAAAGAGTGGTCAAACCTTTCAGATAATTGGGATAAGCTAACAACGATGCTTGATGAGCAATTGCAAACCAAAAAAGACAATGGTATGTATGAATTTATGAAGACTTTAATCTATTAAAATGAATAAAAGAATAATTCAGTTCATTCGCTACCAAAGATACGGAAGCTACAAAACTTCTCCTTACACTACAATAATGAATCTTACCTTTAATAAAGGTGATTCCTTAGAAATTATTGGGGAAAGTTCAACGGCTTATCATGTGGTTGACCCTAAAACAAACGGAAATTATTGGATAGACAAAAACCTTTTATAGAATGTGCCAAATAGTAGTAATTAATAGAGGAGAAAAAGAATTAGCGTGTCCTAATGACTTAATCGAACATTTTAGCTTATCTTCTGAACAAGTTGAAAAGCATCTTGACGAATATACCCCACAAGAAAGAAGCATGAAAGACTGTTGCATTTGTAGTGTGGATATAGATGAACTATGAAAGACTTGTCGGTAGAGTATAAAGAAATTGATGGAAATTATTACATAGGATTAGTTAATGAATAAAAGTAAAAAAGCCTAACTATTATGAGTAGTTAGGCTTTTGAATTAATGCTTTCCGCAAGACATCCGCCCGAAGGCTTCGGAGTTTAGGTTAAAAGTCTTTAGATAGGACTTTTAAAAAATTCTGTTACAATCCAGCGAAAAGCAATTCTAACACAAAGATATATCTTATTTTCAATATTCCAAATATTATCCACCAAAAGCCATAGGAAGACCAAAACTTTGCAGCCTATATGCTTTTCTTACCCAATTACCATAGACAAAAGCATCCGCAAGGTTCGGAGACTTTCCCCCAAGTCTTTTCTTAATCGCTTCTTTCTTTTCCACCGCCACGGCATTATCTGAAAGCGCAAAGCGAATGACTGAAAGTTCCTTTTTAAGCCTTTCAAACAATGCCCTATCTTTCAAGGCGATTCTTAGCTTCCCCGCTCGTAGGTCTTCCCGTGCTTCCCAATACATTTGAGAACGCAAGTTCGCAAACTTATACAAAGGCTTTTCCTTCCCTTTGTCGTCATATTCCAAAGGAATAATCCCTTCGTCAGTCCATGCACCGCCGCTTAAAGACACCACGTTATGCCCCCAATCCACAAAAGCGTTTAAAGTAGCTACCCCAATACCTACCGTATCTACCCCTATGCAATCGTCCATTATCATATAGTCGTCTATCTTGCCCGTAGGCATCTTGATATAGCCTTTTTCCATTAGGTCCGCATCTGCCATAAAGAGATTATAAGCTAAATGCGTAGCATTATTACATTCAAACTCATCAAGCCTTACAAGTTCGTTGGATTCAAAGAACGTCACCGCAGCCTTATCTCTATTTTCACTTTGTGCCACGTCCACCCCACAACCATTATAGCCTTCACCGTCCTTTGGAACATTCCCAAATGAATCACTATGAATGTCCGCATAGTCCACCCAAGAAGCCCTTATCAATGAGTTTTCGTCGTCCTTTGGGGTCATTCCACGGACACGAGATTGAAATAAAGCCGAATCTTCGCCATATTCTACCCTTCGTCTTTCAATAGAACCCCGAGTGACCGCCCCAGCGTACAACTCTTTTCCTAATACCACGTTTGGGTAGTCATAAGCAGAGATACGGAAATCATGGACGTTTGGAAGTAAGGAAAACTTATGAAGTTCGTCCGTTTCGCTATCGGGATTCCCCAAAGCGAATATGAGATTATTTTCGCCCGTACAAGTGTTCTTGAAAGCCGTCACAACTGCGCTATTCATACCCGCCATTTCTTCACAGATGAATAACATATTCTTTCTATGAAAACCCTGCGCTTTTGTAGCGGATTCCTCGTCAGCACCTACACCCGCCACGAAGCCTATCATTTGATGCGTCTCCCGAAAGGGTGAATCTTCATTCAATCCTTCCATCTTGATAGAAAGCTTCGTTTGGTACATATAAGGACGGACTTCTTTCATCTTGTCCTTAATCTTTGATATTTCCCCCCAAAGGTTCAAAGTCAATTGAGATTCCTTCGGTGCGCTTGTCACCACTAAAGCATCTTCAAAGCAGTCTAAGAACCAAAAGGCTACCCGAGCAGCCGAGAAAGTCTTAGAAGTTCCCGTAGCAGCTTGTAAGGAAGCCCATTGCTTTTTGGCAAGGCAATTCCAAGCCCCCCAAATAGGGTCTTTAGAGCCATCCCATTTATGATTTTCATAACCTTCATGTAAAGACCATTTGTAGAATTTAGGGTCTTCCCCTAAGACATCTTGCGCCCAAGCAAGCGGGTTCTTTTGATATACAAGATATTGCTTTCTCCTAAAGGCTTCCCTAAGTACCAATTCCGCTTCTAATTCTTCTTCTTCCATTTATCTAAATAATTTATTACTTTTGGTATAAATTAGCTTATAAATGGATAAATCAAACAGCATAATTAATTTTCAAGAAGCGTCTATTCGCAAGGTATGGCATGAAGGAGAATGGTTCTTTTCGGTAGTAGATGTTATTGAAGTCTTGACCGATAGCCCGAATCCTTCAAGGTATTGGAACAACCTAAAGAGCCGCGATAGTGAACTTTCCCCTAATTGGGTAAAGTTGAAATTCTTAGCCCAAGACGGTAAAATGCGCCCCACGGATTGCGCCCCCAGCGAAGGCATCCTAAGAATCATTATGTCTATCCCTTCGCCTAAAGCAGAACCCTTCAAGCTGTGGCTTGCCGAAGTAGGAAAAGAACGCCTTGACGAAGCCAGCGAACCCGAAATAGCTATTGACCGCTTACGTAGAATCTATGAAGTCAAAGGCTATCCCCAAGAGTGGATAGAGAGCCGCCTAAAAGCAATTGGCATCCGTAAAGAACTTACCGACGAATGGCAAAGAAGGGGAATTAAGGAGGATAAAGAATATTCCATATTAACTGCCACCGTAGCCAAGTACACTTTTGGCATGACCCCAAGCGAACACAAGGCTTTTAAGGGGATTGAAAAAGAAAACCTACGTGACCACATGACTAATCTTGAATTGGTCTTTTCCATGCTTTCCGAGGAACTTACCCGCAACAAGTCTATTGAACAAAACGCCATAGGCTTTCAAGAAAACCACGAAGCAGCCATAGAAGGGGGAAGCCTTACAAAGGAGTTAATAGAAAGGGTAGAAGCGAAGGGAACGAAGGTGGTTTCCAATGAGAACTTCAAGCGGTTATTGAAAGAATAAAAAAGCCTACCCAAGAGCCACTCTTACAATTTCTTCAAACGATTTTAAATCCATGTTCCCTTAGTGTGTCAAGGGAAGTTCGGGTAAAGCTTTCAGCCCAAAAAGCCGTTGTGCCGGGCAAGTCAAATTTAGTTTCTTCGGTAGCCCAAATTGGACTACCATAGACTTCGTTAGACTTTTTCCTAACTTCCATCCCGTAGAGCATTATAAGCCTTTCAAATATCTCGGAAGGCTTGCTGTCCTTTGCAAAAGGCGGCTTGAAGCCGTACCTTTCACAACCTTTTAAGCTATTTATAATAATCTTCCCTTTACTTACAAGAGCAATTCGGGTATAGACGTTGTGGTGTTGAATAAATCCAAGCGATAGCTTTAGCCTTTTAGGACTCCACTCAGTATTCATTGAGGATTCTTTTTCGATTGTCCGTTGTTTTACAAGCCGTTTAATGGTATTTTTACTTGGATTTCTCATTGGCGATATTTTGAATGTTTAAATAATTCTTAGCAATCTTTTGAAATAGAACAATAGACGGAGCGTCTTCTATTCCTATTCGTGCCACAAGCACCTCGACGCACTTTTCAATAGACCCGTCATAGGTTATTGAGTTTTCTTTGAGAAACGTCTCAAAAGCGTCTCTTTGTTCAATGGTATCAAAATACATAAGGGGGTCGCCCTCGCTATTGCTAATTGATTCTGATTCCCAAATGTAGTCCGCACTGAGGGGGTCGGAAATGATTATGCCGTGGGTATATCCGCCTTTGCAAATGGTGCAATCACAGCCTACGTGGTTGCGATATACGCGTTGTCCGATGCGGTCTATAAACCATTGTTTTCTATTGCTCATCTTTTGAAAATTAAATACAAAATAAACCAAATCGGTAAACTATAAAGCAATGAGTTTAGAAAGCCTTTCAATAATCCTTTCCGAATTATCATTGTTATAGCATTTTAGGTAATTCAAAAATTTAAAAAGGATTCCAGTCTTAAAGCGTCCTAAAAGACCGCTTGTCAATTCAAGCACCATTTGAGCATCGTTGATAGGCTTTGGAAACACTTTCTTTTATAGCCCTACCAAATATTCTTCAATTTCTTCAAAGGTGCAATCCGCAGCTATCATATTCAAGACTTCGTCACGGAGTTCATCGTGATACTTTTGGGTAGCCAATAAGTCGTCTATGACTTCTTGCCGAGACCTGGAGATGTTCATAACAGATTTCAAGCGAGCCGTCAAGAAAAATACATAAGCTACAAGGATAGTCGCAAAGACTAATAAAAAGACTTCCATAGGACTTTTGATTTTCGTTAAATGATTCCACAAATATACAAAATCCCCTAAAAAATATATAATAATTTTTCAAAAGCTTCAAATAGTCATAGGGGGTAGGGGTCTTATTGAGAGCGCATTGAGAGTGTTCCCGAAGCCTTGCAAGAGATGTCGGAAGGCTGAAAGAAGTCTGAAAAAAAGGCGGGGAGGTTGCAAGCAAGCTGAAAGACACATAAAGACTTTCTTAATATAATGATTCTTGAAAGAATTGGCGGAGTACATGAAAGGTGGCAGCCCTCCCCCCACCCTCAAAAGTCGATTAGGGGGGGCTTCGCAGCCCGTCCAACCTCTTAAACACACCTAAAGACTTTAGTCCTTACAAGTCAGCTATCACGGTTCTTTGGTAGTCTTTATGAGTCTTTGGTAGGCTGTTATAAATCTTTGATAGACTTTTGAAAGACTTTCAAGGGGTGTGTATTGATGCCATAAACTTTATTTAATTCTTATACACTTATATTATTAATTGGCATAGTTTATGCAAGTATATAGATGTTCCAATGTTGGAACGCTTAACGAAAATTCTACTATGATTAATCTATCATCTATCAAAAGCCTTTTAATTACTTTCATTCTTTCATCTTGCATTGTTGCCTTAAGCTATGCACAAACTACCCCAGTACGTTCCCAACACTTTAAAGCAAAGGAAAGTATTAGCACTTTCAAGGAACTAAGGGGAAAGACTTTTATAAAGTCTTATGACTTGGAATTAAAAGAGACTTCATGTATCTATGTAGGTGTTACCGCTTATTGGTTTCTTGATGCTACCATGTACGAAGTTAGCCCGTGCAAATTTGTGGCATACTTAGATAGTAATGAGGAAGGATTTTATAAGGTAGAAATACTAAAGGATTCTAAAGGTGGCATTAAAAGTATTACTATGTTCACGGCAAAGGATATATTTATTACTTACAAATAATAATACAATTATATCTTTTTGGCATAGTTATTGCACTATATAGATAATGGGTTATTGAAAGAAATAACCCATTAAAAAAAAGATTAAAAATAATTATACATTTGTATTAATAAATTTGGTAGTGTCATTTAAATAGCATATCTTTGTATCATCAAAAGCGGTTAACGCTACATTTAAAAAATCTTTTAACAATCAATTAAATTTTAACGAAAATGAAAAATTCTATCGTATCTCCAGCAACAACAACAACAAACAACGCCTCTAAAACTTCAAAGGTGTCATTCGCTGACCGCCTTTTAATGGGTGAGGACATTGAGACAATTATCGAAGCTAACCAAGATTTGACGGTTGACTATTCAGAAGACTTACCAACGGCTGAAACACCTTTGCAACCTATTGAAAGCGCAACGGAGCGTGCTGAAAAAGTCACTCAAAAGTCTCGCCTAAAGGCTATTTTTGAAGACTACCAAACGAGAGAAATTCCAAAAGAGGAATGGGTGAGAAAAGCTACAAAAGACTTTCCAGAGTTCTTGAAAGACCGTATTTCAAAGGAGTTCCGTTATTTCAACGGTGCAGAAAGACCTACATACAATTCTGAAACGATTGTTTCACGTACTACTTTAACGGTTGAACAAGCCACGGAAAAAGCTAATGAGATGAACGAAAAAGCTGCCATTGATGCGGAGCGCATCATAAGCGAAGCCACCGCAAAAGCGGAAAAGCTGATTAGTGACACGTTCACACGTGCAAACAACTTTGTAGAACTTGCAAAAAGCAATGCGGAGCGGAAGGCTGAAATGGAAGCAAAAATCGCTGCCCAAAGCGTTAAGAAAGCGGGAGAAGTTCTTAAGACTTTAGAAAGCATTGACACGTCTAAAGTAGAATTAACGCCCGAGATGCGTGAAATGATGTTAAGAATGTTGGGTATGAGTGCAACTGTGTAGTGTTTGTAAATGGTTATATATGAGCGGTGTATCTTTTATAGATGCACCGCTTTCTCTATTTATAGAAAGACGATTAAAGAATCGTTTTTAGTGCTGTTTTTGCTTAAAGTACCCATGTGTAAAACATGGGTACTTTTTTATTTTGTGGTATCCATCAACAATAACAGCCTTTTAATCCTATGGAAGACTAAAAATCAACCTTTGATATAAGCCAAAAAGATTTTCATAAAGCCTATTGATAGACTTTCTAAAATAGTTCCTTATATCGCTTTAAAATGCCTTATTGATTCACTTGTGTACCTATACCGTACCATTGAAAGAATAAGGAACTATAAAGAAAGGAACAAGCCTTTTTAAAGCGTTTTAAGCCTACCTTTTGTACTTCCTATGTACTTATATAGGACTTTCAAAAGAACGCCTTAAAGCGTGTTTAGGCTTTTGAAAGTGATGGGTAAAGGCATGGGTATTGATAGGGTATTGAATAGACTTTAAAAGGCTTTAGGACGATTTAAACCGTTCTTTATAGGTTGCACCCGATACCATTAAAAGGCACTTGCAACCGTTCAAAACCATTTGCACCGCTAACCACTAAAAACCATTTGCATCTACTAAGAATTTATTTTTAAGAATATATAAAATAAATTTGGAAGTATGAAATAACATTAATACATTTGTATCATTATTAAAGCAATCATAAGAATTTAACGAAAATGAAAATCTCCTATCCTCGCTCCTTGATAGTCTCCTTTGCCCACCTTTGGGCTAAAAAGCACGGTGTTTCTTTCGGAGAAGCCCAAAAGCTTTCATGGGCTGCTTGGAAGTGCAACAAGCTTGCGGAACTCATGGAAGACTTCTTGGTGGACTTTGAGTACTTGAAAAAAGACGGAGTCACGCTCCGCAAAGCTTCGGGAACGCTTGCAAAGGACTACGTAAAGCTGACCGAGCGCAAGGCGTCTGACAAAGTCTTTTGCTACTTTGATGTGGAAGCTGGGAAACTTCGTTCGTTCCTTAGAAGTAATTTGAAAAGCATTAAGGCTGTCAAGCCTATCAATATTTTAGTAACAATCTAATAAATTTAACTTATGGAATACGCTATATTTACAATCACTGAAACGAGATGGGGAGTAGTAAAAGAAAAAGAAATTGGTAATTCTGAAAACTTCTTAAAATTTAAACAAAAGCACTTGCAAGACTGGGCAAAGAATCTCATAAGTCATGGGATTCAAGTAGAATGGCTGCTAAACACAAAAAACGCCTTTGGTTATCACAACGATAACGGAGAACAAACTTTTATCGTTTTGGCAAAACGATGGAAAATGTCATATATGCTCAAAGACGATGTAAATAAGTCTTTGCAAGCACTTGGTAAAGATTATAATTTCATAAAATTCGTGTAATAACAATCTAATAAATTTTAACGAAGATGAAAAAATCAATCCAACGCCCTGCTGGGCTTACAGAAGAGATGGTAAAGGCTGCGGAAGGGGTCTTTGTCTCAATGGCTTATGTTCAAGCTATCAGACCCACCGTAGAAGCCTACAAAGCTGAGGTCTTTGCAAAGTTTGACTTCTTCCCTGCGGAGAAAACATCAGAGCGCATGATGCCCGATTTAAAGCCTAATGGCGCAATTCTCCATGAAAAGGACAACTACCTTGCAATGACTGACGGAAACGACTCAAAGACGCTTGCACCATATTGGGAAGCCTTGCATGAACGTCATTTGTCAGAAGGCTTTGAAGTAGTCCGTGAGAAAGGCGTTGGGTATTGCCCTTTGCTTATAGCGGAACACGAAGAGGTTAAAAGCCGCTGGGCTTTGGAAAAGGCTTTTGAGCCTATCCACAAACTTTCAGACGTTCCTTATTCAAAGACCAAGCAGCTTCAAGAACTTTGCCTAAAGCTTGCTGCGCCTTTCGTGCGGTCCACAGAAGAACTTATGGCAGAGGTCAAAGCCGCTTAAAAGCACTCGCAACCATTAACGAAAATTCTATAATCCAAGCAGCCTTCTCGGGGGCTGCTTACAATCTTCCATAAAATGAAAGGTCTTATCGTTTGGATATATTCAACGCCCCTTACGGAAAATTGCGGTTCTGACCGCTCAAGCATCAAAGGCTACACTCTTACGGGTAACGGTCTTCCCGAAGTCTTCACACCGTCCGAAGACTACCCCGAAGCTGTCTTAGTCAAGCGTAACCTTTTTGGCAGAGTAGTTTATCATGCCGTTCCAAAGGACTTGTATGATGCTGGCAAATGGACTATGAACGGAGGGGCTTTCGTGGCATCTTCTGACAGCCGCTTTGGCGAAGCTATCGGAGGAATGTATGGCGCAATCCCTTTGCATGACCGTACAGAAAACTAATCAATAATTCATCAACTCTTAAATTAATCAAAATGTATATAGTCACTTTCATTCAGTCCGATAGCAACAACGTAGATTCAAACCTTTGCAGCACTCCGAAAGAAGTCTTTAAGCTGATTGAAAACTTCTTTCAAGAGAGCCGATTAACAGGCTTGGAAGAACTACCAACGGTAGAAGACCCCGAAGTCATAGGAGACTATCTGTCAATAGGCGTAGGCTGCTACACAACGATTCACATTCAAAAGCTAAACGCTTACAGCTACGACCAACTTCTAATGATAGATAGGAGAATTGGAAACTACTTAGATAACCAAGAAACCCCACTTGCACCCCAAGAACCCCTAAAGCCTTTCGTGGTAGCTGCTACGCTTCCCGATTATTCGCAAGTAGTCTTGGGGAGATTCGATAACGAATCAGACCAAAAGATGTTTGAAATGAATTGTAGCATCTACAGCTACGAAGAATGTAAGTGCGGAGTGTGCGGGAAAGTCTTAGGAGAAGACGATGAAGTGTACACGGACTATTACAGCCCCGCTTTGCTCTGCGATAGCCATTCCCGATTCAATGAAGAAACAGATATGTACGAAGCTACTGAGGGGGACTTAGAGTATCGCAAGAGAACCGTCAAAGTAGTCTTGGAAGATGGCGACAGCTACGAAACGCCTATCTACGGAACAAAGAAAATAGTTGAAGACTACTTTGCAATAGGCAGCACCCTAAACATGGGGACTTCCGAAGACCGCATGGTAGCTATCAAAGAACTCATATTTTTAAGTTAAATTTTAGATTGTTAATTTAGTTAAAAGCCGTTGCACTCACCAAGAGACGCAACGGCTTTTTTGTTTTTCCAAATATTATTTTGTCAGTCTTCCAAGATTCCCCCAAAGGTGTGCTTTCGTCACCCGTGTAGTACACCCCTAAACTTCCAAAAGTCTCCTAATGGCTTGTAAGAGCCAAATATTATTGGGTTTCCACCCAATTCCCTTCCAAGTCTCTTCCAGTCATACCTAAGCACTCCACAAACTTACAATTAACAAACTTTGTAGTAGCCTTTGCAAAGTCCTTAAACTCGCAATCCACAAACACACAGTCCTTGTATTCATTCAGCCCCTTAGTCGTTTCTAATAGCTTTATCTTGCATCCTACAAATTCACACCGATAAACCGTGATATTGTCATGGAAGCTAACTTTAGACTTTATAAGCCTACAAAAGTGCAAATTTTCACACTTCACCGCTACCCTTATGAAAAAGCAATCTATTACAAAAGCTTTTTCATTCAGAACGCAGTCATGCCTAAAAGTCTTCTTACTAATCACCTCCTCATACCCAAGCCTCTGAGAGACTTTCGTAGAACGTCCGTAGCTTTCCAAAGAGCCGTAGTAGGCTGACACAATATCTAATCTATTCATTATCAAGTCTTTAAGAGATAAAAAAGGCTTCAAGTTTCCCCGAAGCCCACCAAAAAACAAATCAACAAATTTATGAAAAAAACCAACCTCAGTCTTTAGGAGAGTCTTCATCGTACTCCGCAATCTCTGCGTCAAGTTCTGCCATGCGCTTCTTAAGCTGCTCAATAGGCAAGAACCGCATATTATGCGAGACGTTGCCCGAGACTTCCGTGCGCTGCACTGGCTTACCCTCCGTGTAGCTCATCAAGAAAGCAAGAGCCTGTACGTCTCCTTTCATAGCCTTTGCAGCCACCGCCAAGACCGCAGCTTCTTGGAAAGTAACTTGGACTTTCTCGCGCTGCTTCACGGGTCTATCGGACTGCTCGGGGTTCGGAATGTAGATGGCAGTAGCCAAGACTTTACGGACGACTGTATCAAACTTTTGATAGCCCTTGCGCCCCTCATTACCACTCTTACCCTTTGGGAAACTTACAAGATTCTGCTCATTCGCCATAATTCATTAAAACCTCATTAAAAGGGATTATTTAAGTAAATAAAAAGCCATATTTAGCTAAATTTTGCGGATTTATTGGCAGACTTCCAAACTTCTTGCAAACTTTCTTTAAAGACTTTTCAGCCCCACGGCAAACCTCTTGAAGACTTTTGCATCTCCATGCAAGACTTCCATAGTAGCGCAGTTCTCTTATAGAATCCTTACAAAATCCCTTAAAGACCTTTAAGATACATTTGCGAATAGGCAACGACAAAGTAATTTATTAAATTTAGGGGGTTTTCTTTGTTTTGGGGTGACTTATTGGAATAGCCTACTAAATGCACGGGTTATTTAAAAAGAACGCTTAACAAGTCGATTGGAAAACTTTAAAGATTTATGAAATAAATATAAAAATAATTTGGTGGTACGGATTAAACTATATATATT